TTGGCACAAGATTGATCCTAAACCTCTAGACCCAAATGCAAAATCAGTTCCACTACAATTGTGTGATGATGATGGTGTTTGCGAAGAACCTTATGTTATCTATAAGTTAAAGATGCCAGAGAATGACTAAAGGATTGCTACAAGCAATCATAGTATTAGTACCTACATATATCACAGCATATCTTACAGATAAAATGATATATGTTATTCCAATGTTAGCAGCTTCAAGTTTTATTGCGGCAAGTATTGTAGGAGATAAATCAACTCGTAGAGTTGAAGAAGATGGATACAAAAAAGACGATGGAACCAATTGACGTTTATATAATGTATTGTGCAATGAAAGCACATTTTAGTAGAAAAGATTATGATTTTTTTAAGTATGGTGGTAAGACAAAAGTTTCTAGAGATTCCTTCTGGAAACGTAAAGACAGATTTTTCTTTGTTAAACTTTCAAAAAAATATAAGACAGAAATAGAAATCAGAAATTATCTTGTTTCTAATTTCATAAAAGATAAGAGTGGCTATATTGCAAACTTCAGTGAAGAAAATTATAAATCATGGTTACTTAGAAGGTCAGGATTTTTTGACCAGTTTGTAATAGAGATGAAACCTTTTATAAAAGAGTTTGAACCTTTATTTGAGGTAAAGAATAGTTCGCATCCAAAACTATTAAAAGAGTTTTTGGGTAGTAGAGTATCATTAGAAACTATGTTAGTTTTAGATGAGCTCGTAAGTTTTAGTAAGAAATGGGATCAACAATTAGAGGATGATATTGTATGGGTTGACTTAAAAAAATTGATGAAAAATTACAAAGGGTTCTTGACAATTAACAAGAACAGGTATAGAATAAAACTATTAAAACTTATAGAGGAGTCTAATTAATGGACGTTACAATGTATCTTGACAAAGGCGATGCACTACGAGAAGAAGGATTTTTTGAATCTAAGGTAAGTGACCTTAGTAAAAAAGTTAAATCTTTAGAGTGGTCAAACGCTGAGTTGGTGAAAATGAATGAAGAACTTCGTGAGAGAGTTACTAAACTTGCTACACGACATTCTAATAGAAGTTTTCCACCAAGACGTAACAACAATTTCAAAAAAAGGGACTAGTGGAATATGCCGGCGTAGCTCAGTTGGTAGAGCATCTGATTTGTAATCAGAGGGTCATGGGTTCAAATCCTGTCGCCGGCACCATTATATGGAGAGAAAATGGAAGTTAAATTTATAGACAAAATGGGTAGTGATCTCTCTGTAGTAAATGCCGCAAGAGTATCATTTGCAAAAGAATCAGAATGGGAATCCATTCCAGAGGCAGGGCCTATAGAAGGTTTGTTATCAAGTCAAGATGAGAAATTAATTGGTTATCTTGCAAAACACAATCATTGGAGTCCATTTGGTCATGCATCTATGCAATTCCATATTAAGGCTCCTGTGTTCGTTGCAAGACAATTAGTGAAACATCAAGTCGGTTTAGTATGGAATGAAGTCTCTCGTAGATACGTTGATGATGAGGTGCAATTCTACATACCAGAAGAATGGCGTGGAGCTCCAGAGAACTCTAAACAGGGATCGTCTGGTGAGGTGATTGATATCAATCCTAGAGGTTCGATGGTTGATGATTATCAACAAGTTTGTAAGAAAGCAAAGTGGACTTATGAACATCTTCTTAGTCAAGGTGTTGCACCAGAACAAGCACGTATGGTATTACCTCAATCAATGATGACTGAGTGGTATTGGAGTGGAACACTAATGGCATTTGCTCGTGTATGCAACCTACGATGCAAACCAGATACACAACTGGAAACACAAATGGTTGCAAATCAAATAGATGAAATTGGTGAAAAATATTTTCCTGTTTCATGGAAGGCTCTAAGAAATGAATGATGTAGATAGGATAATATGTTTAACAGAAGAGATATCTTTACTAAAAGGTAAATTTGAACCAAATTCTGGTATGGGAAATGTCAATACTGCAATTAGTATTATGGAAAAGAGAGTTGAAGAACTTAGAGACAAAATATGTCAAAAGCCCTAGTAATAGGTAATGGTGAATCAAGGTCTTGGTATAAACCTTGTCACCAACAGATTATGGATAATGATACTGTTACATGGGGTTGTAATGCAATCTATCGTGATGGTGCTGTTGATAATCTAGTTGCGATAGACTATGGTATACAACAAGAAATATATAATTCTGAATACCAAGATAGTCATACTTGTTGGTTTGCAGATTGGTCTATAATACCATCAGAGGTTGCAGAGATGACACTTATGGGATTTGAAGGCCCTGCATTTATTCACCGTAGTAAAAACAAAACCAGTAATTGTGTAGTGCAAGGAAAAGACCCAGCATTTATACAAGAAAAGATTGAACAGGCAAAACAACTAAATGCAAATATAGATGTAGAAGATATTACAAAGAAATTTGCAAAGGACGTAGGTATATGGATTACATATGTGGGTGACAATGATCCAGTTAAAGATATACCCTTTCCTAAAGGTTGGATAGCTGGAACAACTGCATTACATCTTGCGTGTCAACAAGGAGCAAAAGAAGTTTATATGTTAGGATTTGATTTATCTAAGAAAGACGAATTGATAAACAACATATATAAAGGAACAGGTTATTACTTACCAGCAGATACAAAGGGGGTTGATCCTCAAACTTGGATTAATCAGATGTTGGCTGTTTTTAGAGAGTTCAAAGATACTCAATTTTATTGGGTAGACCCTGTACACAATATTGGAAGTTCTACTGATAATATTGATATAAGGTACTTGACAAAAGCAGACCTTTGTGATACATTAAAGATAATATAAAACATATATTAACATACGATAATAAAGGAGATACATATGTCGTTAGCAACACTTAAAAAGTCCAGTTCATTGGACAAACTACTTGGTGCAGTCCAAGCAGAAAACGCCCCTCAAGAAAAGAAGTCCTACGTGGATGAACGTCTTTGGAAACCACAGATGGATAAGACAGGTAATGGTTATGCCGTTCTTCGTTTTTTACCAGCTGTTGAAGGTGAAGACCTTCCTTGGGCAAAAGTCTGGAACCATGCGTTTCAAGGCCCTACTGGTCAATGGTATATTGAGAACTCTCTCACTACCATCGGTCAAAATGACCCTGTGTCAGAGATGAACTCTGCATACTGGAACTCTGGTGTAGAATCCGATAAGGAGATTGCACGTAAACAGAAACGTAAGTTGCAATACTTTGCAAACATTCTGGTTATTAAAGATTCTGCAAATCCACAAAACGAAGGTAAAGTAATGCTTTATCGTTTTGGTAAGAAAATCTTTGATAAGTGTATGGAAGCAATGCAGCCTGCATTTGAAGATGAGAATCCAGTAAACCCATTTGATTTCTGGGAAGGTGCAGACTTCAAATTAAAGATACGTAAGGTAGACGGTTATTGGAACTATGATAAGTCAGAGTTTGATGCACCATCACCTATCTTCAAGAATGATGATGAGATTGAAGCTGTATGGAAGAAGCAATATCCTCTTGCAGAGTTCAGTGCAGAATCAAACTTTAAGTCTTATGATGAGTTAAAGAAACGATTAGACACCGTTCTAGCAGGAACTACAACTGTAGGGAATGTAACAACTCTTATGGAAGACGAACCTATCGTATCAACTCCAACTGTAGATACAAAAGAGGAGCCTGCTCCTACTCCTACAGTGACAGAAGATGATGAAGACGATACTATGTCTTATTTTGAAAAACTTGCAGAAGAAGGATAATTATATTATGATTACTATTATGACAACACTAATTGTTGCATTGATCTCACCAGTTGTATTTGCTGGTGAGAGAACCGTGACAGTTCCTACACCTAAGTCTATTACACTTGTTTGTTCTGATGACGTAGCAAAGGGAACTGTTGTTCTCACTAACCCACCTAAGTTTAGTTGTGAGGACTACGAAACAATAACCTCTGTTGTTGGTTTGGGTATTACTGTTGGGCCTGATACTAAGGTTCAAGAAATATCTTCTGCGATTAATCGTGCAAATCGTAAAGTAAAACGTAAGTCTCGTATTCAATCTGTAAGTCGTGAGGGTAATACGTCCACATATAAAATGAATAGTGGAAACACTGTGAAGTGGACAGACCCTACACCAGATGTACCAGTTGTAAAGGCTCCAACAACTCCAATGAAGGTACGTCCAGAGAGTTGGAAGGATTCTCCTTTTGTAGAGGAATCCAGACCTATTCCACAACCAACATTTAGAACTTATAGTCAAAAAGATTATGATGCTCGAGATAAGGCATTACAAAGTCTGTATAGTGCTATGGGTGTTGAAGATGAACGGTCATCTTGGAAGACTATCAGTGCTGATGAGTATGAAAACTTTGATGGTTTTTCTAGGAATAAAAAATTCTTTAGAGACTAAAAGTCTTTAGAGCCAAGGAGAACCCCTCATGGAAACATGGGGGGTTTTTTA